TGGAGATTCTCCTTTAGTGAAAAAAAATAAAAATTTAGAATTTCACAAATTTTTAAATCCTTGGATAATTGAAACACCTCCTGGTTATTCTTGTCTTTTTACAGCACCTTTAAACAATAGAGACGATAGGTTTGAAATAATCTCTGGAATAGTATCAACAGATAATTATTATAATCATGTTAACTTCCCTTTTACTCTCAATGGTGATAAATATGAACAAATAGATACTATTATTAAAATGGGAACACCTGTGGCGCAAGTTATACCTTTCAAACGAGAATCTTGGACTCACTCGATAGAGCCTGTAAATGTGCAAAAAAAGCTGAGTGTAATTAATACTATTCAAGCCAGTTTCTTATATGCTTATAAAAGATTTTTTTGGAGAAAAGCAAAATGGAAATAAAAGATTTAATAAAAGTATATGATCAAGCTATATCTGAAAGTGATGTAAATAAAATTGTTATGTATGCTAAAAGCACTGATAACTATGAGACAGGTAAAGTTGGGAACGATAAAGGTGTAGATAATCCAAAACTTAGAAAAGTTTTTATTCATCCAATAAATCCTATAAGTGAAAGTATGACACAAGCTTTTATATATAATTATTTAAAAACAATTTTTTTTAATCATTATTTTAAATATAGGCAAGATACCGGATCTACTTTCGATATGTTACATTTAAATGAAATGTCTATTTTAAAATATTTACCCGGTAATTTTTTTAAGCCACATTTTGATGCTGGTAAGACACCTATTAGAAATATGAGTTTTATATTATTTTTAAATAATGATTATGAAGGTGGTGAATTAAGTTTTTTTGATCCTGACTGTAAAACAAATGAATATACGGTAGATGTAAAACCAGGCAGATTAATTGTTTGGCCTAGTTATTGGATGTTTCCACATGGAGTAAAACCAGTAACAAAAGGGATAAGATATGCCATAGTTTCTTGGGGGGAATAATGGAAGGTAAATATAAAAAAATAGAAAATTTTGTAACGAAAGAAGAATTAAATCTTTTGAAAAATTATTGTAAAATCGTGCATAGATTAAATTGTACTGAGTTTGACAATCAATGTGGACACGCTACTACAGGTTACTACGGTCACCCTGTCATGGAAGCTTTAATGATTAAACAAACGAAGAAGATTGCTGAAATTGTAGGTAAGAAAGTAATGCCAACTTATTCATATTGGAGATCATACACTATGGGAGATATATTACCAAAACATAAAGATAGACCTGAATGTGAGTATAGTGTCACTTTAATGATTGACTCTTGTGGTACTGAGTGGCCAATATTCTTAGATGGTACACCTATAAATTTAAAACCAGGCGATGGTATTGTTTATAAAGGTTGTGAAGCTTGGCACTGGAGAGAAACCTTCAAAGGGGACTATCATGCGCAATGTTTTTTGCATTACTACGATCCAGAAACTAATAAAAAAGCCAAAGCTGTAGATGGACGAGTGTTGTGGGGCATGCAAAAAAATATCTATACAAATGCCAATAAATAAATTAGTTAGCACAAAATTAGAAAGACCCGCTTTAGCCTTCAATTTGAACGTAGTATAAAGATTTTAAGGTGTTTACCCTTTATTTATTTATCAATCTTAAAGTGTTATAATTCATTATGCCTTTAGCAAAAGTAAACATAGCACCAGGATTTGATAAACAATCTACACCCTCCGATGCAGAGGGGCGTTGGGTAGATGGAGACAATGTTAGATTTAGATATGGTGAACCTGAAAAGATCGGTGGTTGGTCAGCTTTGGTTGATAATAAATTAGTGGGTGCAGCAAGAGCACAACACGTTTGGTCAGCAACAAACGGTAAAAGATATGCTGCTATAGGCACAGACAAAGTTTTAATTATTTATTATGAGGGTGCCTTTTACGATATTACTCCTTTAGAAACAGACAATTTTTCGACTGGCGCAAACATTACAACGACCAACGGATCAGCGACAGTTACAATTACCACAAGCTCAGCACACAATTTAGAAGTTGGAGAGATAACAACATTTGCTAATGCAGGCTCCTTTACAGGTGCAAACACAGATTTCACCGCAACCGATTTTGATGACAAATTATTTGAAGTGCAAACAGTTCCAACCATAACAACTTTTACTATAACTATGCCATCTGCTGAGTCTAAGTCAGGTGTAACCAACGATGGTACTTTAGATGTAAATCCATACGAACCTGTAGGTCCTTTAAATCAAAGCTATGGATATGGTTGGGGTACTTACTTATGGGGCGGTCGAACTGTGGCTCAAACAACAACAACGATGAACAACGGAGGGACATTAGCCTCTGGAACAACGTCTCAAGTAATTTTGACTGATGCAAGTAATTTTCCAAGTTCAGGCACAATAAGAATTGGATCAGAGGACATAGCTTATGCTAGTAAAAACTCTAATACTTTACAAACATTAAGCCGTGGACAAAACGGAACCACTCCTGCAAATCACTCTGATGGTTCAACTGTAACAAACATCACTGAGTATATTGGTTGGGGTGACGCGTCTACAGCAGCTGGTGTGGCTATAGATCCTGCAAACTGGTCATTAGATAATTTTGGAAATATATTAATAGCTACAGTTCATAATGGTAAAACTTTTACTTGGGACGCAAGTGCTAGTAATCAATTACAAACAAGAGCTGTTGTTGGAACAGGTATGCCGACAAAATCCGTAATGACTATAGTTTCTGACAGAGACAGACATTTGTTTCATTTGGGAACAGAAACAACAATTGGAACAGCCACTTCGCAAGATAAAATGTTTATAAGATTTTCTGATCAAGAAAATAAAAGTGACTATGCCCCGACATCAACCAATACTGCAGGAACTTTTAGATTAGATGACGGCACGCAAATAATCGGAGCATTCAAAGGAAAAGATTATATTTTTGTGTTAACAGATACCGCCTCATATGTAATACAATTTGTTGGACCACCTTTTACTTTTTCAATTCTCAAAGTAGGCTCAAACAATGGTATGTTAGGTCAACACGCTGGTGTGTTTGCTAATGGTGCTGTGTATTGGATGGGTCGCACCGGAGGATTCTATGTCTATGACGGAACTGTTAAATCTTTACCTTGTTTAGTTGAGGATTTTGTTTTTACAACAAACGGAAACAACCCTGGAATAAATTTTAATTCAGGTCAGTTAGTCTATGCAGGAATAAATGAATTATATTCTGAAATCAATTGGTTTTATGCTACGGCAAATTCACAGGTCATTAACAGAGTTGTGACTTATAATTTCGCAGAGAGGGTTTGGACTACAGGAACTTTAGATAGAACAACTTGGGTAGGATCGACTGTTTATGAACAACCTTACGCAACAGATTTTAATTCAGGAGATACTCCAACTTTCCCTGTTGTTAGTGGAGTATCAAATGGAGCAACTATTTACTATGAACATGAAAGAGGTATAAATCAATCTAACGGAGATGGTACTGAAACGGCTATAACTTCTTTCATAAAATCAGGAGAGTTTGATCTAAATGGTAGACAAGGTGTGCCTGGTGATGGAGAGTTTTTGATGAGTATTAAAAGGTTTATGCCAGATTTCAAAAGAATTAGTGGTAATGCAAAGGTTACTATTTTCTTAAATGAGTTTCCACAAGGCAGCACACAAGCATCTAGTCCACTAGGACCTTTTACAGTCTCTGCAACCACTACAAAAATAGATACACGAGCAAGAGCGAGACTTGCAGCTGTGCAAATAGAAAACGAAAACTTAAATGAAAGCTGGAGATATGGGACTTTCAGATTTGATGTGAGAGTGGATGGAAGAAGATAATGGCAAGAATTACAATAGTATTACCTGAACCAAAAGAAGAATATTCTCCTGAAGATCAAAGACAAATTTTACAAGCTCTACGGACTTTGCAGCAACAGTTGAATTTTTCTTTTGAGACTGATATTAAGAATGACGTAAATGCTTTTAATTATTTTTTAATGTAATGACAATACAATACAAAAATCAAGGAATAAATTTATCTACTACAGGCACTACCTCTGTACTCTCTTGCCCAACAAGTGCTACTTTTATTTTGAAACAGATACAAGTGGATAATTCAAGTAGTAATCCTGTAAACTTATCTGTACAAGTGACAGATACGTCTGCATCAGCAACTTTTGCAATTTCAAGAAAAGCAATAGCTGCAAATACAGTTTCAAATATCATCACACAAACATTAGTTTTAGAAGGAGGAGATATTTTAAAAATGACTGCAGGCACAGCTAATGAAATACAAGGTATAATATCTTACGCACAAATAGACAGATCGCAGGAGAATGGCTAAACATATTATTTTTAGTGACGCGATTTCTTTGAATAAAATTCAAGACTTAGAGTTAGATAATTGGGTACAAACAACACTAGATCAATCAAAGAAAAAAGATGAAGGTGTTATTATTTCTAATGTAGGTGGGTATCAAACTCCTAGCGTTGTAGATAAAAAAATTACTGAAATACTTGGTAAGTATATAGCGGAAGCCATGAAAGATTTTACAAGCACAAATTTTAAGTATGAAATGATGAATTTATGGATAAATGAAAATTATAAATATTCTCATAATACACTTCATTTTCACGGTAAGAGTCTATTCTCAGGAGTTTATTATTACAAAGTTCCTGAAAACAGTGGGGATTTAGTATTTCAAAGAAACGATGCAACAGCATTTTTGTGTTTAGAGGATACTTATAAATCAATTGAAACTTGTACAACTTATAGAGTAAAGCCTGAACCAGGCATGTTAGTTATTTTTCCTGGAACATATTTACATGCTGTATCACAAAGTATGTCTGATGAACCTAGGGTATCTATTGCATTTAACTTTAATATATTAGAATCTTTAAAATAATGGCAAAAAAGAAATCAGTATTTGGCCCAAGCAACTACGTAAAAAGAACACCAAAAAAGAGACCTGGCAGACACAATAAAAGTTGGTCAAAAAGGATTCCAAGAAGGAAACGCAGTCGTGGACAAGGACGTTAAATTATTGTAAAAGCACTTATGGCTATTCAAAATAAAATTAAATGTGAGACTAAAACAATTTATAGAAGTATTAAAACTGGTGAAAGGTATGAGACAGAAAAAGCTTTTTTAGAAAATCATCCTAAAGAAGACTTAGCTACTGACATAGAAGTATCTGTCCCTGATCTACCTATATTTAGTAAAACTAAATCATGAAACCAGCAGGCGGAACAGAATTACAATATAAATTTTTAAAAAAATATGTAGCTCCTGAGCTATTAGACCAATTTCAAATTTGTTTATCAGTTCCAGGAAGAGTGCCTATTGCTGCTAATAAGATAAATATTCTTTGGCAGAAAATGGCACCTGATCAACCACACTTCCAAGAATTTTTTAAAGATCCAAAACAAATAGAACAATATGATTACTATGTCTTTAATAGTCATTGGAATTTTGAACAGTTTCGTAAACAGTTTTCTCTACCATTAGAAAAATGCACGGTGATTAAAAATGGTATAGAGCCATTAAAGTTAAGAGATCCTGAGCCTAAGAGAGAAAAAATAAAATTAATATATCACCCGACACCGTGGAGAGGGCTATCTATTTTATTAGGTGCTATGCAGTTGTTGAAAAACAAAAATATTGAGCTTGATGTTTATAGTAGCACCAAAGTATATGGATCAGAGTTTGAGGAAAAAAATGACATGAATTACCATGCTTTGTATGATCAAGCAAAGCAATTACCTAATGTAAATTACATAGGGTATAAATCTAATGAATATGTTTTAGAAAACCTACACACATATGATGCTTTTGTATATCCAAACATTTGGCAAGAAACTTTTTGTATTTCTGCACTCGAAGCATTAGCCTGTGGTTTGTTTGTTGTGACAACGAACAACGGAGCACTTTATGAAACATGTTCTGAGTTTCCTGTTTATGTGCCCTATGATAATAATTTTCATAACTTAGCACATCAATTTGCGGCTATCATAGATGGATTACCGGATCAATTAAATTCTAAAGGTTGCCATAATCATTTAAAATATCAATCTAATTTTTACAACCACTTTTATAACTGGAAAAATATTGCAGGACACTGGACACAATTCTTGAAAGGAGCTTTAAATGCACAATCCAAATGAACCAATGTGGTTTGACAAAAAAGAAAAAGATAAAAAAGTACAAGAGCTAAAACCTAAAAAATTTTCTATCTTTGTGGCAACACCTTGTCATAGTGATGTATCATTACATTACTTCCAAGCTTGCTTAGAGTTTCAAAAGGTTTGTATGAAGAATGATGTACTAGCTTCTTTTCAAATTATGAAGTCTTCGTTAGTTACACAAGGCAGAAATTTATGTGTTTCTAGTTTTATGGAAAGTAGTCATACGCATATGTTGTTTGTAGACTCTGATATAGAATTTCAAGCACAATCTGTTTTTAAAATGGTAGCTGCAGATAAAGGTGTGATCTCTGTGCCTTATCCTCTTAAACAACTTATGTGGGATAAATGTTGGGACAGACTAAATAATGGCTCAATAAAAAATGCTAAAGATTTAAAATTTAAAGGTCTTTATACATATCCTATGAAGGTTATGGATGAAAAAGATATCAGAATAGACCAAGACGGAGTTATTGAAGTAACTCACTCACCAACTGGCTGTATGTTAATCAAAAGAGAAGTTATTGAAAAAATGATAGAAGCTTATCCTGAAAAGGAGATAGTGCAAAAAACTGTTGTAAATGGAGAGTTAATTAATAGACCTTTTTTTTATAATCTTTTTGATACTGAATTTGATGAATCTACTAAAACTTACTTAGGAGAAGATTTTGCGTTCTGCAAAAGATGGAGAAATATAGGTGGTAAATGTTATGCCTTAATAACCGACCGGATTACTCATGTTGGTGAACATCAGTATCGAGGGTGTTTTGCTGATGAGTTGATAAAGGTAGACTAAAATGGTAATATTTCCTAATTAGCTAATTTAAGGAGAAATTATACAAATATGGCTTTTCAAGCTTTAATTCCATACGCACTTGCCGCCTACGGAGGATATAAAGGTTACCAAGCATCTAAAGATGCAGGTGGATCAGGACTTCAAAGATTATTAGCAGGAGCAACAGGAGCTTTCCTAGGATATCAAGGTGGTCAGATGTTTCCTGGTGTTAAAGCTTCTATTGGCACACCAGGTGGTTTTGTGCCTTTTACACAACAACCTGTTATACAAAATATAACTAGTAATATTCCTTTTCTTAACACTGGAGCTGCACAGTCAAATATTTACTCAGGTGCAGATCAATTGAAAATGTTACGACAAAGTAGCAATGCCGCTTTAGGAGATACAGGATTAGCAACAGAGACTTTAGGTCAAATAGCAAATGCTGGCGGACCACGTGGCACACCAGCTCCACAAAACTTTTTACAAAAATTATTTACAAGACAAAGAATGAACAAGGCAGGAGATATGTTCTTAAATGAATTAGAGGTAAGTCCAGGTAAAGCAGCAACAGGAGTCGCAGCCTTAGCTTATCTATCAGGTGCTTTTAAAAATCAACCACAAGATGTTTTTACTCCTACTTATAATTTAGCAGTTGCAGATTTACAAAAACAAAGAGGAGGATTTAAATATATAGATCCTGTTACAGGTGATGAGAAAACTTTTGATCAAATATATATACCTGAAGCTGATGCTAAGAACCGAGGTGATTTTCAAATGGGACCTTATGCTATTGAAAGAAATAGATTGAAAGAAGGTGGATTAGCTGAAGTAAGAAAATTTAATCAAGGTGGTATTAATTATTTACCAAGTAAAAGAACTCATGATGAAAATGATGCTAATAATTATGAAAGAGCATTAGGTTATGTTGAAGATGGGTCAGGAACAGGAGATAAAGACGAAGATACGATGTTAGCTCAATTAGCAGACGGAGAGTTTGTAACAAGAGCGGATGGAGTATTAGGCGCTGGAATCATTGCTGGTGGTAATCCTAACAGTATGAAAGACATGAGAGAAAAAGGTGCACAATACTTCTACGAACAACAAAGACGATATAAAAGAGTCTTTGATTTATTACAAGGAAGTAAAAATGCAGAAGCCAAAGCCAATTAAACCAGACATATCTGTTCTATCAGTAGAGCCAAAATACATTGATAAGTTTTGGCCACTGTGTGATTTTATGATTACAGAGGCATTAAGATATTCAGGAGACTTTGCGTCTGCAAAGGATATTAAAGATCTACTTAAAAAAGATGAGGCACAAATGTTTCTTGTTTTTGGAAGTGATGAAGAAGAACTCAATCAAGTATTCGCATTGTTTGTTACAAGAATAGCTGCTCTACCTAATTATTCTCAATTAGAAGCTATTATATGTACAGGTAGAAAGAGACACCTTTGGGAGGACAAGCTAGTGAATACTGTTACTAAATTTGCTAAACTAAATGGCTGCAAAAAATTAAGTTTTTGGGTAAGACCAGGTTGGTCAAAAGTTTCAAAAAAATGGGGATGGAAAGCTAAACATATTCAAATGGAGAAGGATTTATAATGGGATCAATTGTCAAAAGTGTTTTTGGTGGTGGTGGCGGTTCATCACCTGCACCACAAGGTGGCACAGGTTTTACTCAAACAGTAATTAGAGAAGCTCCTGGTATTGAAGAACGTAAGATAGAATTGATGGATCTTGCTCGTAGTGTTGCAGAGCAACCCGTAAATATCCCCGCGCTACAAATAGCACCTTTATCAGCTTTAGAGCAACAAGGAATAACACAAGCGGGAGCTACAGGTGTTGGTGCACCAACTGTTACAACAGGTATAGGACAATTACTTGCGGCTCAAACACCAAACATAAATCAATTTTTAAATCCATATCAATCTTTTGTAATTGATGAAATCAATAGACAAGCAGCACAAGCTCAAAATACTTTAGCAGCAAGAGCTATACAATCAGGTGCATTTGGTGGTGGTAGGGAAGGAGTTGCCCAGGCAGAATTAGAAAGAGCAAGATTAGGTCAAGTAGGTTTAGCTCAGCAAAGAGGTTTTACACAAGCTTTAGGAGCTGCGCAACAGCAACAACAACAGCAAGCTCAAATAGGTGGTTTGTTAGCTGATATTGGTGGTGCTCAACAAAGGATGGCACAAAGTGATATAAATCAATTAGTGGCAGCTGGTGGACTACAAAGACAGTTAGCTCAACAAACTTTAGATGCAGCAAGACAGTCACAATTACAACAAGCTTTTGAACCTTTCCAAAGAGCAGAATTTTTATCTAATCTTTATGCTGCTGGACCTAAATCACAATCTACGTTAACAGCTTCTACTCAGCCACAAACTAGTCCATTAGCTCAATCTATTGGAACTGGTATAGGTGCATTCCAAGCATTCCAAGGTATGCAGGGAGGGAGATAATGTCCCTAAACAAAGTTTTAAACAGACCATTATTTAGGAAAGAAGCTTTGAGAAAAGGTGCCTTAAGACCTATCAGAGCAGCGAATGGAGACTTTATAGGACCTAGACGTATGGGAGATATTATCGGTCCTATGCCTGCAGATATAAGTTTAAGAACTCAACCTATAGGACAAAGATTTAAAAATACAATTTCTACTGGTTTAGGTTCGTTAAAAAATTTTGGTAGGGATGCTTTAAGAACAGGACCTGGTGGAATAGGAATTTATAGTGGATTAGAAGCTATTGATCCAAGATTAGCAGCTGGAGTGGGTGCAGCAGAGATTGGTTTATTTGGTTCTAGTTTTATACCCGGAGCTAAAGGTACAGTAAGTAGATTACAAAGATTTACGCCTTTTGGCATGATCTCAAGAATGCCATTTGCAAGAGCTACTGGTATAGGGTTGGCTGCATTAGCAGGTGGTAAAATTTTTGAAGGTTTTAAAAATCGTAGAAGAGAAAGAGAATTTGTAAAAGAATATGCTAAAAAAAATAATTTAGATGTTGATGAAGCATTAGCTTTATATGAAAGAGATTTACCTGGAATGACTAGAGGTTTTTCAGGATTAAGAACATCAGATCTTGCAAAAGCGACTACGATAGCATCACAAGATTTTAAAACTTCTGCCACTCCCTTAACAGAAGAAGAGAAAGAAAAAATAGCAAATATAAATCAAGCTATAGAGAAAAGATATAATTATCAAGACTTAGATGCCTTAGCACAAGAGACTAAAAAAGCAAAACAAGTTTTAGATGAAGGTATTAAAGTTGATGAGTCTTTAACCTTAGACCCTGATTCAGAAATGGCATTAACTGATGAAGCTATTAGAAAAGAGCAGGCTAATTTGTTAGATACAAGAGAGAAAGCTGTAAGGCTAACTGATCAAATAATGAATAAATTTAACATAAATGATCCATTAAAAGCTTTAAATATAGCCTCTGCAATGACTGAAGGTTTAATTACAGAGTCAAATGTACAAACAATTTTAAATAATCAAGATGAGTACGCTAAACTTCCTAACAAATCTAATGATCCTAATCATCCAGCAGCTGTGGCTGAGAAACCTGAAAGTGAACAAAGCGCTAAAGAAGAGCCAAACGTTGCTTTAGCAAAAACTTTAGGAGTTGAAAATGAACAAAGCACACCATCAGGTGATAAAGAAATTGATTTAGGTAAAAAGTTCTTGGTAGATTTACAAAACCCAAGAGAGACAGAAGTTAATCCAAAGAGTTATTTTTTAACTAAATTAGCTTTAGGTTTGATATCAGGTAAAACTAACAAAAGAGGTTTAGCTGGAGCTGTAGAAATAGCGGCAAATGTTATGGGTCCTGCCTTTGATGGAGCAATAGCTCTTAAAATGAAGAACGATGAAAATTATAGAGACTTTGTTACAGCTGTTACAGAAAGAAACATGGCTTTATATAAAATGTTCAATGACGATAAAAAACAAGGTAAGTTTGATAACGGATCATTATTAATAGATGGTGTTTATTATGAAGCTAAACAAAATAGAGATACAGGAAATTACTTTTTAGTTGATGGTCAAGGTAGTTTAGTGCCTGTAAATCAAAACAGAGGCACATTCTACAAGAGGGTAATAGACAAAAATTACTTTGATCAAGTCAAACTTTTATCTGATGGATATATTTCTCAAGATATTTTAGAAGACTCAATTAGATATTTTAAAGATCCAAATATAGGCAGTAAGGTAAAAGGTCCTGCTGCAATTATTTTAAGTGCTGCAGATACGTTAAAAGCATTACCTAAAGCTGTGATTGAAGGTATTAAGGGTGCAGGTGGAGATTTTACAATGACAAATACAGAGGATCCATTATCAGATGATGAATTTAATGATTTACAAAAAAGAACAGATAATGCTTTAAAAAAATTAGAAAAAGCTTTTGAAAAGAGTTTGAATAAACCAGGTAACAAAGCGGAAGATGAAGCGGCAAAAGTATTAGGTCAATTAGAGGTTAACGCAAGATTTTTAACTTACTCATTAGCTAATGCTTTAAAAGAAAAAGATAGGTTAACAAATAGAGACTTACAACTTTTAGAAGAGTTAACTGAATTTAGATTAATTAAAAACCCAGCTCGTATTCAAGAAAAGTATGAGGAATTATTAAGAAGAGTAAAACAAAAAAATGCAGTGAGAAGAACTAGGTTTGGAACATTAGGTAATTCAGATATAGCAATTCAAAATATTATAGGTCAAATATATAAAGCAACTAAAGCTGAAGCAAGACCTGAAGAAAAAACTGTCAAACCTAAAACAACTGAGGACGCTTTTGAAATATTAATTAATAAAGCGATACCAAACTAATGGCTACTTTAAAACAACAACAATTCGCTGATAAGATTACACAAGCGATTAAAGATAACAAATTTGCACCAGAAAATTTGACTGCAAATGAAAGGGAAGCTGTAGACGTTTTAATTAGAAACGGTGTAATAAAATCTGAAAAAAATGTAAATCAAATTTTAGATGAAAGAAACAAAGCTAGAAGAGATATCGCACAAGCACAAACAGTTGCGAGAGATCCTATCTCAGCTGCATTTGAATTAGATGATTCTAAAATACCTTTTGCTGATACTATATTTACTGGCAGAACCACATCAGTTTTGGCTGGTGACGTAGGAGGAGCTGTGGCTTATCAATATTTTAACAAAGATAAAGTTATTGAACAGTACAAACAAAGAGGGAGATTAAAAACAAAAGGTATACGGTTTTTTGAAAATCTAGCAAATAGGTTGCCAGCGAGATTTAAATTTACAAAAGCCGCTGTTACAGCTGCTGCAAAATTAGGTGATACCTTTGCAGCTAGACCTATAACTAGAGCATTTAGAAGCCCCTTAGGAAGATTTGAAATAGGAACTGCGGTTGCTGGTACAGCAGGAGCAGGTGTTGGAAGTTTAGCTTATGATGCTGCCGATGCGATTTTAGGAGAGGATATTTACAATGCTATCATGGAGGACTTATCAGAAATACCATATAAGCCACCTGAAAAATTAAATGCAATTGAATCAGCTTTAGTCTCAATGAAAAACGCAGCTTTATTTAATGCAGCAGCAACAGGTATCACACCCTTGTTTATGGGTTTTGGAAAAGTTTTAAATAAATGGTTTGGTACCACAGGACCAGCACAAAAAAAATATGCAGAATTTGCTAGAGATAAAGGATTAGATGCTCCTCTTCTTGGATTTTTGAGAGATGGTAGTTTATCAGAACCAGCAAGAAATTTTTTTAAAACTATTGGTGTGTTTCCAGGTATCTCTCCAATTGCAGATAAAGCTTTATTAAAAACAGAACAAGCTACATCTAAAGTATTTTTTGATAATGTAGAATCCATAGCACCCGTTTATCATCAAGCTTTTTTAGGGCAAGAAGTTATAGATCAAATGAGAAAAGTATATGCAAAAAATGTAGCTGCCTATGACAAATTATATGATGACTTTTATAAAGCTGCAGATCTTGCTTTAGATCCAGCTATCATGAGCACTGACAATATAGTAAAAGAGGCTGAATTATTTTTATCAAGAAGAAGCGCTGAAATACCTGATGCATTTAAAGCTTTTAACGAAGGTAACTCAGCTGCAGCTCAAAAATTATTACAAGAAGGTGATCCATTAAATACATTTATGGCCATGACTGGTGCACTAAAAGGTAAAAACATAACATTCAAACAATTTAAATTTATGAATAAACTTTTAAATGATGTTGGAAACCAAACAAAATACTATGCAATGAATCAAGAGTTTGGTGCATTAAAGAATGCATTAGAGTTAGATGTTGCAAGTTTTGGAAAAAATTTAAATGCAAATGCTTTAATGAAAGATCAAAATTTTGCACAAGCAGTAGCTGGAGCTGGCGGAATAAAAAGTGCTGGAGGTAAACAAATTATAGATACAACAATAAAAGCAGGTAACTCTCTTCTTACAAAGATGAAAAATGCTAATGAAGCTTTTGCTAGAACGATGAAACTATATGATAATGAAGGTTATTTTTTAAAAAGAAAATTACAAAAAGTAGATTCTAATGCCTTAACTGGTAAAGGTTTAATAAACTTTTTAGGTAGAACAAATATGCCTAAAGAAGATTTATTTAAAGTGTTTGAAGATGCTGTATTTACATCAAGATCACCTTCTGCATTAGAAACTTATAAAAAAATGATTGGAGCAAAAAAAGGATTTGAGGGTTACAGTGAAAACGGTGTAAAATTATTTAAGGCATCTTTCTCTAAATTTTTACATGACGCTTATATAGGATCTTTTGTAGGTAAACCATTACAAGGTGCAGTTGGTCAAGGTCAAATTTCTTTAGGTGTTATGGGAAAAATTTTCAGAAGTGGTGATTTGACAGTAAAACCATTTTCATCCGTAATGGATGATGCTAATCGTTTAGCTGAACTAACACAGTCAGGTGGATCTTACAGCACAAAAACAAGTGCTGACAATTTAGTAAATACAAAAAATTATAAATTTGGTCCTGATGATTTCAAAGAATTTGACGCAAACACTTTTATTGATACATTGGGTATTGGGGCAACTAGACAAGCTCAATCAGCTTCTCAAATGTTAGAAGATGCGTATTTTACCATCTCAGGAAGTAGACAGGCAGCTAAAAGATCAGTGCAAGATTTAAGAGATTTTGCTCAACACTTACAACTTATCTCTGATGTGCCAGTCACAAACTCATCTACTTTTATTCAAAGAAGACTACAATTATCTGGTATTGGAGGTTTAACGGGAGTAGCGATTGGTGCTGGAGCAGGATATAAAACAGACAATCCGTTGCTAACATTTTTATCTTTATTACTCGTGGGTAGATATGCTGGCAGAATTTTAGTAGATCCTCAACTGTTAAGAGTTGTTAATGATGCGTTGAGACCTGAGGAGCTTGCAAAAATTGTTGGAGGAAAAGTTACACCTAAAGCTAAAGTTTTACCTGCTAAAAAAAGAGAAACATTTTTCAAAGCATTAAACAAATTTTTTAACGATGATGATGATTTTGTACAAATCGATCCTAAGAATGTAGATTTTGAACAAATTACAAATTACTTAGACAACAAAGCTGTATCTATAGATACACCTAATTATGGTCCAAATTTAGAAAACGTGCCTGAGTCTACTGTTGTTGCAATGTATGATGAAGAGCTCACTCAACTACCTACTGCTCAACAAAAGGAAGAAGAATTAGCTCTGTACAACGGCATGGCTACAAGTATT